GGATGCGGCCCCAGTCCTGGATCTTCATCCCCTCGGTGCCGACGAGGTTCTCCTTGCACCGACGCTGCACCTCGGTGATCGAGTCCACGACGATCGACTGGAAATCGTGCTCGTACTGCAGGAGGCGCGTGTGGACCATCTTCATGGTGGTCCAGTCGCGCACGATCACCTGACACACCTGCCACGTCCCGTCGTAGCGGGGTGGCGCCTCTCGCATCGGGTCCCAGTACCTGAGGGGGAAGGGCATGAACTTCCACCCGCCCTCCGCGTCGATGGCGAGGATGGGTGCCGGGCTGGTGGCGGCGAGCGTGGTCTTGCCCACCTTCGCGTTGGCGTGCACCAGCAGGGACAGAGACTGAAGCTGCTGAGGCACCACGAACTGCGGTGCCAGATCGGTCATGCGTAGTCCCTCTCTTCGTCGTATCGATCCATCGGGTTGATCTGCACGTAGTGCTCGGTGATGAAGTCCTCGGCGCGGCTCCCGTCATCGAACATCGGGCAGACGGCCTTGAACTCGCAGCCCCACTGGCAGCGGTCGGACGGAGTCGGGTAGACGACCTCCTGGTGGTCGACACCGTGCTCGAGGCAGCGCTCCACCTGGTGGATGACGAGGCCCTGGCCGACGAGTCGCCGGCGGAAGTTTGCCATCATCGGGGGGCTGTGATGGACCTCGACGCGCTGGTAGAACGGAGGGTTGGCCGTCGCCGTGCGCTTGACCTTGCGAGCCATGTTGTACAGGGTGCCGATCACCGGCGAGTCGCCGTCCCTGCGGTTCTCCTCCTCGAGGAGCCGGTACGTCGGCATCTGCTCCTCGAGCCTGAGCGCAGCGATCAGGTCATCGAAGTTGCTCGTAGACTTGTGGTCCATGAACAGATGCGCCTGGTCGTGGTCACGGGCCATCCGCACGTCGAGGCGGCCGGTCAGGCGGATGGACGGGTTGTCACCCGGGACCTGAAGGGTGGCCTCGAGCCGCTGCTCCGGGCCGATGATCGAGTAGCCCTGGTCCGCCCCCGTCTCGGCGATCCACTGCTCGTACCCCTCGACCATCGCCCGGAGCAGGTCCGCCTCCTTCTTGAACTTGGTCATCACATCCATGGCGTGCTGAGCGTCCGCGTCCGACATGGCCGCCAGCACCTTGGCCTCGTCCACGGCGAGGATCGCCTCGAGGCCCTCGGTCGGGTCGACGGGAACGAGTGGGGCGGGGACGTAGTACATCGCCATGGTGCGGTGCCAGCGGTCGCCGATGCGCAGTGCACCGAGTGGGCTCTCGTTCCGTAGACGGAGGCCGCGGTACCACCCGAGCCACCACCGTCGCCGGCAGTGTTTGAACGTACTGAACTCGGAGTTGGAGTGTCGGCGCTCACCGTTGGGGGTGTAGAGGGCCGCCACCCCCGTGGGACCCGACACCGGCACCTCCGCGCTGGTGGTGTGCGGTGTCGGTACATCCTGCACGGGGGTGACGGTCGCGACGAAGTCTGGAGTCTCCGTCGCGGTCACCGCCGGTGGTGTTGGGGTATGTGTTGGCGGTGACTCGATCTCGTTCTCGACCACGAGGGTGGGAGGGCCGTCGAGCTCGTGTACGAATACGAACACGTCGGGGAGGTCGCTCAGTACGGGTAGCGGAGCGGGCTCACCGTCATCGGCGAACTCGGGCAGCGTGCGAAGCGCGTCGAGCTCGTTCTGCTTGATCCCGCGCTGACGGTTGTCGTGCTCGATGTTGTTGATCTTGGTGGGCGTCAGCCCGACCAGCTCCGCGAACGCCTTGCGACTCATCTTGCGAGCTGTTCGCACGGCGAGCACGTTGGCCGGCGTGATCTCCATCTCATCCTCCTGCTACGGGAGTCCGACAGTACCACATTCTCACAACAGATGTTCACCGAGGAGGCCGTTCTCGAGGGCATCGAGATCGTCGGTGGAGATTCCCGCGGCGGCCCGTCGCGCCCGATCCTGCACGACCTCCTCGAGCATGCGGGACTTGTCCGCCAGGCGCCGCAGCTGCCCCACCTCGATCGTGCCGGGTGCCACGATGTCGATCACCTGGATGGACTCGTGGCGCTCCGAGCCGATGCGATGCACCCGGTCCTCGGCCTGGCGGTTCTCGAGCATGGACCACGACCGCTGCAGGAAGATGATCGTGTCGGCCGCCGTGAGGTTCACACCGACGCCACCCGCCTGGACCGTGAACAGCATCACCCGCGCTTCGCCGCGCTGGAAGGCGGCCACGTTGGTGGCGCGCTCCGCCGGTGTCACGGCACCGGTGAGCAGGCGGAAGCTGACCGGCCGCTCCTTCCTGCGCAGGAGCCGGGCGGCCGCGAGGTCGATGAGCTGGCGTGACATCGCACAGACCGCCACCTGACGGTCACCCAGCTCGTCGAGGATCTCCTCCATGACGTCGATCTTCGGGCTCGGCTCGAACAGCTCGACCGTGGGCAGGCCCTTGGGGGTCAGCCTCTCGTGGTTGAGCTTGGCGAACGCCGAGCTGAACTGCAGGAGGCGGGTGGCCTTGACGAGGTTGGTGGAGGAGACGATCACCCCGTCCTCCACCTCTGCCATCATGTCCTCCTCCATCTGACGGTACGCGCGCTGCTGCTTGCCCGTCATGGGCGCCGTGCGGGTGACACGCACCTTGTCCGGCAGCTCGGGAAGGACGATGTCCTTGAGCACGCGTCGCATCCGGGGGTGGACGACGAGGTTGAACTCGTCACGGCGATCGGGACGCACGCCGACGATGTCGAGGACCGCGTGTTGGTTCCACGCGATGAGCGCGAAGCGGTCGATGAACTCGGTCTTCGTCGGGAAGTCGCGCCGGGCGACCCCGCGCATGATCGCCCAGAGGTCGCCCACGTTGTTGGCGACAGGTGTACCGGTGAGCGCAATGCGGTACTTCACCGAGGGCTGGTCTTGGATGGCCCAGCACGCCCGCGTCTGTTGGCTCTTCGGGTCCTTCATGCGGTGGGCTTCGTCCACTACCACACTCGACCAGGCGATCTCATTCAGCTCGCCGGCGTGCTTCTGGCACTTCCGCGGGGTCACGTCGGGGTCGTTGCCACCACACTCGACGCAACGGATGAGGCGGACTGATCCATAGGGCGCCATGCGAGAGTGGATGCGCACGGCCTCGAGGTTGATGATCACGAGAGCCGTGGGGTCGATCGCCGCGCGAGCGAGCACCTTCCGCCTGGTCTGCATTCCACCGTCGACCACGTACGGGGTCGCGCGCTCGAACCACGTGGCCGCCTCGACCTCCCAGTTGTACTTGACCGAGTTCGGGCAGATGACCAGTGCGGGAAGTGAGCCCGGCAGCCGATCGAGGGCCTGTGCAGGGTGGTCGGGGTCTTGCCCGTGCCCATGTCGTCGGCGATCAGCACGCCGTCCGAGGTGAGACTGATGAACGCCGTGCCGATCTGCTGGTACGGACGCAGGTGATCGAACTGCGTGCCCTCGTCCCAGTCACCCTCGGTGGTCTCGACCGCGTCCCGGTAACCCATCGCCCGCGCCACCTGGGTGCTGCGTTGGATCACCCAGTCGTGGAGCTCCTGCGTGACGGTCAGTCGCCCGGTGAAGATCTGCGTGAGTGTGACCCAGCAGCCCCACGACAACGGGCCGTACCAGCCCTCATCACGGTTGGGCCGTGCCGAGCGGAAGTTCATCCCGGGCACCTGCGCGGGTAGGTCCTTCTCGATCCAGTCGGTGGTGACGAACAGCTCGTCGTTGCGGAGGTCAGCGTGTGCCATTGACGAGCCTTAGGTAGGAGTCCGGGTCGGTGGTCGCGAGGTGAAGCAGGAGAACCCTCGTCGCATCCATGGCGTGGATCATACCCGGTCGCCAGAGGTCGAGGTCACGCAGCTTCTGGTCACGGGCGAAGTTCTTCGCGTCCGACCGGCCGTAGAGACGGAACGGAATGCCGCGCATCGTGCAGTGGTACCGCATCGCACCGGTCACGTGGATCGGGTCCATGTTGCGGGTCATCCGCGAGGTGGATGGTGTGATGTCGTACCGCTCACATGCGACCTCGAGGTCGTCGCCGGCGTCCCATACGTAGCTCACCGCCAGAACGTCGTTGAACTGCTTCTGCTCCTCGACCACGCACAGTCTCCCGTCATAGACGGCGATGCCGGTCGTGGTCCCGGGGTCGACGGCGATGACGATGGTCACGCGACCGTGTACTCCTGCTTGTCTCCCCACCGGGCACCGACCGCACACGAGGCCGTGAGCGGGACGGCAAAGAGGGAGGCATCGTTCATCGTCTCGTACACCGTCCGGGCGACGTCGGTAAGTTGGTCATCGGGAACCTCGAGGATCACCTCGTCGTGAACGGGGAGGACGAGGAAGTCACCGAGGCCGGCCTGCTCGAGCTGGATGAGCTTCATCTTCAGGATCTCGGCGGCCGTGCCCTGGAATAGGTAGTTGACGAGCTTGTACGTGGCGTCGTCGTCGATCACGAAGCGGCGGTTGGTGAGCGGGCTGCGCACGTACGCGGTGCCCGTGGACGTGAGGCCCTGGCGTGCCTGGGCGTCGATGCCCATCTGCAGGCGGCGGATCGCGGGGTAGGACTGGTCGAGGAGGGCGGTGAACATCTCCGCCTCGTCGAACGTGATGCCGGCGGTCCAGGCGAACTTTGCGGTGCCGGCACCGTAGATGCGGGCGTACATCGCGTTCTTCGTGGTCTGTCGGCGTGGGTCGCTCTTCCTGATGCCCGGGTCGTGGAACACGTTGCGGCAGATGACGGTGAAGAAGTCGTCGCCACCGAAGGCGGCCTGCAGGTCGGGATCATTGGCGAGGCTGGCGAACAGCCGCCACTCGATCTGATCGAAGTCGCACAGGAGAAGCGTGTGTCCGTCGCCGGGTACGACACACTGGCGGACGATCTTCGAGAGCGGGTTGTCGTCGGAGGCGCGCGGAAGCTGCTGGAAGTTCGGGCCGCTCATGGACATGCGGCTGGTCTTCGCCTCGCACGTGTTGATGCTCGGGTAGAGGCGCATCTCGTCGTCCACGTCCTCGATGAAGTGTCGTAGGTACGTGGACGCGATCTTCTGCGCCTGGCGTCGTCGGAGCACCTCGTGGGCGAGGGGGTGGTCCACCTCGGACAGCACCTCCTTGTCGAGGCAGACGGCGCCGCCCTTGGTGAGCTTGATGAAGGTGTGGCCGGCCTCCACGAGGACCTTGACGACGTCGGCGTTCGAGCCCGGTGAGACCCCGTAGTTCGACACGCACCACCGGGCGACCGCCTCGACGTACTGCTGCAGCTCGCCGTAGTACTTCGTCGCGAGCTGGGTATCGATCTTCACCCCGTGCCGCTCCATGCGGCTGCACACGAGCGCGGCCGCCAACTCGAGCTGGTAGGCGGTCGTCTGGTCGGCGGCGAGCTTCTCCACCATGATGTCGTGTATCCGGTGGGTGAGGATCGCATCCACGCCGGCGTAGAACCAATACGTCTGGAAGTTGATGGGTACGGTGTCCCAGCCGTAGCCACTGAGGTTCATCGCGTTTGCCAGCTCGCGGTCCATCACGGCGGCGCGGCTGTCGACCATGCTCGCCGACAGGCGCTTCAGTGCGGCCGAGCGGGTGGGCTCGAGCACCCGTGCCATCAACATCGTGTCCTCGAGTCGGGTCGGGTCGATGTGCAGGCTCAGGTCACGGTTGAGCATCGCGTAGTCGAACTTTAGGTGGTGGCAGATCACCCTGCCCGTGTACCGATCGAGCAGTGAGAGGGCGAGTCCACCCCACGAGCGGGGGTGATCGAGAGGGAACACCCACGCCTGGTCGGGATCACCGAGCTGCAGGAGACGAACGCGGTCGTGACGGAGGTTCAGGCCGGTCGTCTCGGTGTCGAGAGCGACGGACTCCCGGGTCGAGAGCCAGCGGGCGGCCTCGCCGGCGTCATCGGCGTTCTCGACCAGGTGTACCTGGACGTGATCGAGGAGACCACTCATTGCGCGCTCATCTCTGACCAGCTCAGCCAAGTCCTATGGTGTTCCTCGTTACAGTAGATGTAGTCCGTGGTGTGCATGCGACCGTCGTCGAACATTTCGCTCTCTGGATAGGTAACGACCTCGGGGTATGGACGGAAGAGTGAGATCGGCTTCCTGCCATCGTGCAAGAGAAGTTGACGACTGCAGAGTCGACAGAACCGTTCCTCATAAACACGATGACCCCAGGCGTTGAATCTCATGCGACGAGTTCCACGACGTCGATGCCACAGTGCCGGAGGAACTCCACGGACTCACCCTCGCGGCGGTACTCGCGGTGCTCGGCGACGATCACCACGACACGCAGGCCCGAGTTGGCGACCAGCTTCGCGCAGGTGAAGCACAGGCCGCTCGTCACGTACATCGTCCCACCGAGACGGGCCTCACGGTCACAGACCATGAGCACGTTGGCCTCGGCGTGCAGGTTCGGGCAGTCGACGTACGAGCGTGCGGTCGCTACCGTGGGACCGTCGTGTCCGCGCGCGCACCACCGGGTGCACGGCTGGTTGCCGTGCTCGAACCCGGCCGGCGGCCCGTTGTATCCGGTGGCGACGATGCGGTTGTTGGCATCGACGATCACCGCCCCAACCCGGTCCCGAACACACAGGCTGCGGAGGCTCACCGACCTAGCGACGG